ACTCACCATCTCGTGTAACATCTTCTATCGGTAGTTTTACTGGTGAGGGGATGTACAACGGTATGTCTGATTGGGTCAAGAAGATTAATGGAGTGGCCAAACAATACGCTACTGCGATTACTGATCAACGCTATGGGGTAGATAGCTTAATCACTACATCAGCAAGCGTAAACAACACTGGCTTACGCTCATCACTCGAAAATCTCAGCGATGACGTTCGAAACTCTCAATTATCAGATACTAAATTCGAAATCCACAATGAAATTGTCGGAGATAAGATTTACACATCCGTTAAAGAAAGAGAAGCACGTTTGAGAGCGAAAGATGATTACTTTAGCTACGCATAGAAAGGCAACTAAATGGATTTATTGATTACACATGCTAACTCTGAAACAAAACTGTCTCAGCTCGGCATTTATAACATTACAATTGATGATAGTTCGCCTTCTATTGAGGTAGATAGGCGAACAGTGAAGGGGCGTAGTGGTTATATCCACGATGGAATAACATTACGTCAGAAACTTATAAAAGTTACGGGTAGGCTGGCTGTTGCTAGCCTTTCGACTTTTATGGAGAAACAAGACGAGCTTGCAGGTTGGTTATATGGTGACGAGCCTTATTTTGTAACCAAAATGCCCCCGACACAAGATGATTTGTACGAATTCGAATTACCAGGAGCAAAAAACGGAGATTTAAACCTCTTAGATATTCCACACACAGCCTGGAAATATCGATACAAAGTGCATATAAACAACGAAATTGAGTATTCGTTCATCGGAAAGTCACAAGCAGGTTTAAAATATGATGTTTCGTTTGAACTCGCAACAGCAGAACTACCGTTCGGAGAAACAAAGCCTACTGATATCACATTAAGCGGAGGAACCATTCCGTACAATGGTACAGCCGCATTAAATCAACTTGAGACACCTTACACGGTTGAGTTAGCGTCAAGCGCAATTCAAAACAGTTTCTTTCTGGAAATTGATGGCAGGAGATGGAGCTACGTCCACACAGAAACAGCCATCCAAGCTGGTCAGAAATTGTTATTATCTGGTGTGGAATCCACTCTATATAAGGGTGTTGCAACATCAGATTTAAACATTAACAACAGGACAAATTACGAATATTTTGTAATTAGGCCAAATCCTCAAAAACAAGTGAGATATTCAACTAATTTCAGAGGAACGATTCGAATTCTTGGTTTTAAAGAATTGTATAAGTAGGGAGGTGATAATTTGATTACATTTTTAGATGAAAAGGATAATGAATATAACGCTCAGGTGGCATATTCGACAACCAGCTCTGTTAATGGCGAATTATCAATTAAAGGAACTATTTATACAAACCAAAAGGTTCTCCACGGGATAGACAGAGGGTGGCGATTAAGATTAGACGATGAATATTATCGGATTATCTATGCCAAGCCTAACGATACAGGCAGACAGATAGAGGTTGAATTTGATGCCGTGCATCAATTCTTTTACGATATGTCCAAAATGTCATTGTATGAAACCTTGGAAGGTTCAAAACCTATCAGAACATATCTAGACGCTATATTCAAAGGCACCTCTTACCGCTACGTTTTGGAAGTAGATGTCGGCTCTATCAGAAAAGAGAATTTTGGTAATAAATCAAGGTTGAATCTCTTTAACGACCTTATCAAACATGCTAATTTGGAATTTTCTGTTAGCGGTCATGTTGTGCGGATCCTGAAGAACATAGGAACGGACCAATCTGCAATTGTAAGAAAGAACTTCAACATGAACGAGCTCACGATTGAGAAGGACATTAACAGTTTTGTTACTTATCAGCGCGGACTAGGTATGTGGAAAGATGAAGAAAACCACGATTTAGGGAGATACGAGGCTGTGTACGAGAGCCCACTAGCTCAAATATACGGTCGAATAGAAGCCGAGCCGGTTGTTGACGAGCGGTACAAAGAAACAGGTAAGCTTTTAGAACGTCTAAAAACTAATGTGGATAATTCTTATAAAGTTTCCATATCTATTGCTATGGAAGACCTGACAAAGGCAGGATATAAGTTGTCGGAGCCTCGCGCAGGCGATTATATCTTGGCAGTTAATGAGACTTTAGGCTTGAGAAAGAAAATTAGAATCGTTTCGCTCATTAGTGAGTATGATGTTTCTGGTAAACTAATCAGTCGAAAAGTAACATGTAATGATATTGGCTCTGTTAAGCGAAATTCGGGTGAGATGAGCACTCTTTCCAGATCCGTAAATGACTCGCTGGAAAATAGCTCCAGAGCTCTAGATGTAGCTACACAAGCCCTTACTTCTGCCGATGGAAAAAATACAAATTATTTCGGAGATAAGAAACCGGCCGATATCCCAAAGGGCACATTAAAAAAGGGCGATCGATTGTTTTTGACAGTCGGAGACAAAAAAGTGCTTTATTTCTGGAACGGAGCAGAGTGGGAGCTTGAACCGACCGAGTTTGATAGTGACAAGTTTAACGCAGAATTTGACCGCAAGGCTGAAGCAATAAATAAAAATATCCAACAACTAGACAACAAAGCCTCTGAAGCCTTGGTGAAGGCTGGCGCAATCATTGATAGCCAAGAGTTGCTGGACAAGATTAATGCGCATCTACTTTCGGACGCTAATAATGACGACAACGGAATCTTGGGCAAGAAGTTTCGGATACAAAGAGAGATCAATCGTTCGACTCGGGACATAGCGACGACAACGAGGGATAAGCTCACAGACTACCAACGCACAAACAACGAGAACCTAGTCCGTATCGGTCAGCAGTTGGGCAACACAGTCAGCAAGGCCGAGATGAAGCAGACGGCTGACGGGATCAGAGAGACGATTTTAGAGCTTCAGACCAACGGTTCTGGCGGGCCGAATATGCTCAGAAACTCTCGTGCAGACGATGGCTTGCAATATTGGACAGAAGCCAATAACAAGCTAGGTTTTACATCTCATTCTTTCTACTTCAACGGTCAGAAAAAGATGTTTGAATTAAGGCCTGGAGCAGTCGTACAAAGCCCACGTTTTATTGTTAAACGCAATGCTGACTACACATTGAATATTCTGGGATTTGATAATAACTCTAAGTATTTCCGGATCTATTTCTGCAAGCGCAAAAAGGGATCAACAGCGGACTTTGAAGAAAAACAACTTGTTTTTGATGGAAGGCCTCAATGGACAGACGGGCCAGTATTTAGCAATGTAAAGACTGTCAAGAAGTCCTTTAAGTTTAATATCGGTGAATTTGATGACGGTTATCTTCAATTTGAGTATGACCGTAACAATCCTAATAAGTGGGGCGGTCTGTTTATGACCGAACTGGACTTTTACGAAGGCACAACCGATCGTAAATGGCAACCAGCTCCAGAAGATGGCGCAGAGTGGCTAAATGGTAAAATAACCACATTAGACCGCACGATAGACGGTATTAGAGCGACTGTCACGGAAGCTAAGAGCTACATCGACGCAGACGGGCAGAGAAGACAAGAGATAAACCAGCTAATCAGAGATGAGACAGCCAAGGGCATTAGTACAGTCTTGTCCACAGTCGAGCAGTCAGGCTATGCCAAGCGTACAGAGATACAGTCTATCACTGAGACGCAAAGGCTCTATGACCGTATCATTGGCACGACAGAAGATGGCATCAAGCAGAATATTGCTCGGATGACATTGACGGATAGCCTGTTTCAAACAGAAGTAAGCAAAGCGATAGATAAAAACTTTAATTCGGTTAACCAAGTTACCGACCCTTACGAGCTCGCGAATCATCAAGTTGATAGATTTTCAGCTTTAGAAAATTTTACCCTCGAACAGGTGAAAGGCTCTCCTTACAGTAAATTGTGTTTTACGATTAAGGAGTCAGGCGATAGAAGGCTGTTCATACCTTTGAACAACCTCCCGGAAGATATGAGGCAATTCTCTTACTCCGTTAAAATCGAAACGACAGGTAACGCTAGTGTCTTCGCTATCTCTCTTCGGGGGAGCACGAACACATATTGGTCTCTAAGTAAAAAAGTGAATGGGGACATTTACAGCGGGACTTCATCAGTTCTAAACTCGGCTCAGAAGGTCAGTCCAGATTTAATGATTACTTTCGGCGGAACTGGATCGGTTAAAGTCAGTATGCCTATTGTAATCGATGGAACAGAGCCGAATGCGAATTATGAGCCGAACAAATTAGAGCGGTTGTTTACTCAATCTGAGAAGACAAATCAAACTGTACGAAGCATGGAAACATTGCTTAATGGATCTTGGTCTGTTAAACATCTAAATTCAGCTGGTGACATTGTTGGACAAGTTAATTTAACGGACGGTGACTTTAGATTTGTTGGTAAGAGATTTCATATCACAGGCGAAACGCTGATAGACAACGCATCAATCAAGAGTGCTGCTATTGAAAGTATAGAAGCTAACAAGATACGAGCGGGAACACTTGATGCTCACTTGGTCAACATCATTAATCTTAACGCTAACAGCATTACTGCAGGAGCTATCAATGGTATTGATATTCGAGGATCTGTCTTTTCTGGCCAAAACAACGAGTTTGTGATCGACGCTAAGAAAAACGAACTCTTATTCAACAAGTACACATTGATGACTTTTTACAACAAAAGAACCAACAATTGGTCCTTGGTTAGTAGCGGTGAGCGCCTTGTTAATGGCGATGGTTCCGGCCTTTTGATCGCAAATGGTGTAGATCCTACAATGTTGAATAATCTAAGGAAAGAATCTCCGGATAGAAGAGACTTATTGAATCTCTTGGATAAAACCGACTCTTATATCTCGTTAGCAACAGCAGGAGCACATAGTGGAATTGACATTGTGACCAAAACTTATTTCCAAGCGAGAAATAATTCTGGTAGAGCTGGTGGTTCTGGCATGGGCTTCGGAGACATATTTACCAAAGAAAAAGAAAGTGCCTATATGTATGGAAACAGAACAAGTATTCTAGGCAGAAACACTTTAAGTCTGAATAGCTTACAAAAATTATCCATAGAATCTAAAGGGCAACTGAGTATTGTTGGTAAAGACCTTGAAATAATTAAAGGAAACAAGAGTCTTATAGCTTATTTCAACGGTCTAGCTCAATTAGTTAAGCGAGTCGCAGAACATGCAGGCTGGAAGAACGTGACTGACTACACAATTTAAAAAAAGGAAAGTGTGAATTATGCAAGAACAAACATATCAACTTATTGTCGATGAACTGTCGGCAAAGATTGGCAAGCAATCTGTTGAAATTGCTGAACTTCGGACGATCGCGATGATTAAGAAGGAAGAATTGGAGAAATCCGAAAAAATGTTAAAAGAGATGCAAGCTATCGTTGAATACAACGAAGAGCTGAAGAGTCTGTTTGAAGAAACTAAAAAGAAATTTGAGGAGGAAAACGCATGACATTTGAAGTAAAAGACGCGTCTGGACAATACGGCCCCGACGGAACTGTCATCAAAACGATTGTCACAATCTACCAACAACAGCCGTATTATGCGACTGCTGCATTTCCACTTGACGGTGACCATACGCGAAAAGATGCGAATGAGCTGTTAGAAATGATTAAGCAAGAGTTCTTCAAGGAGCATTACACGGCTTATGCGTTTAAAGAGCTTGATAAGTCAGTATCTAGCCAAAACGAGAAGGTGGATAAGCTGACCAAGCTTGCAGAAGCTACTGTCTTAGCAGTAGCGACTAACAAGGACAATCCAGTAGACCCTACGATTTATAAACGCTATCTAGAGCTCATTGATCCAGCGAAAACTGGCAAGCTGTATCACGCTTATGATGTATTTAGCCTCGAAGATGCTTCTCACGAAGAGAAATACGGAGAAGGCAAGCGCGTATTAGTACAAGTCAACAAAGACTTCACTTACGATGGCCAGCCCGCATCTGAGTTTAAAACGGGCGGTTCGCTCGAACTTGCTGGCGTGGGTGCAGCATTTCCTTGGGTAATGCCTAAAGAGTAGAAAGGGGGTGAGACATGGAAGTATTTGAATGGTCTCATAAGCTACGTGATATCGTTAATACACAAGATAAATTAATCGTCTTTACTTTAACACTTATCATGGGAGCTATGGTAATCGATTTTTTGACTGGTACGTTAGCAGCTCGAGTTAATCCCAACATTGACTTTAAGAGCAAGGAAGGCATCAATGGCATTCTACGCAAACTAGCCAGTATCGCTCTTTTGAGCTTTTGCATTCCGCTTTCCATTCTGTTGCCGGAGGGCATAGGATTAGGTGCATTGCAGATTTTATATATCGGTTATTTGTTTTTCGAGCTAAAATCAATCTTAGAAAATTTTGATAAGCTCGGTATTAATACGATGATGTTTAAGGACTTCATCGAGAAATTTTCATACATCGAAAAGAAAGAAAAAGAGGAAAAATAACATGGATCAAATAACAAGCATTATTACTTCATCAGCTATGAGCATTTTAGTTGTATTAACTGGGATCGTGGTTCAAGCAATTAAAAAATACTTGCTTATGCGCGGGGGTAGAAAAGCAATCGAGATCGTTGAAATCTTGGCAAAGAACGCTGTACGAGCTACAGAACAAGTTGCGGACAAGTTGGATATCCACGGGACAGATAAGTTGGAACACGCTAAAACAAGCTTGATTGAGGGCCTTGAGTCTCAAAATATCCACTTGACGAATCAAGAACTTAATACGTTTATCGAAGCAGCAGTTAAAAAAGCTAACGACGAATGGAAAAAATAGGAGATAGACAATGAGTGTACAACAATCTATTGTTAACGGTTTTACTAGTCGACGAGGACTAATTACATATTCAATGCTCGGTTCTCGTAACGGTTCAGACGGGACTGGGGACTGTTCGGGTATCATGTCGCAAGTATTGAAAGAAGCAGGAATCAAGATCATCGGCTTGCCGTCAACGGTAACACTTGGCCAGCAACTTGCAAATAATAGCTTTTATCGCATAAGTATCAATCAAGACTGGGACGCTCAAACGGGCGATATCGTTCTTATAAGCTGGGGCGCTGATATGTCAACATCTGGCGGTGCTGGTGGTCACGTCGGAGCAATGCTAGACTCAGTCAACTTTATCAGTTGCGATTACTCAACTCAAGGAGCGCCTGGACAAGCTATCAACACTTATCCGTGGGATTACTACTACAATGCTAATAATCCAACTTATATTGAG